GGAAATGGCGTGGCGATGAACAACGAAGTCCAGCTATTGTTGAATGATTGGCTCGCGGCCTGGCACTGTTATTGCAAGGGCTATCGGTGGGTAATCGGCTATAAACCAGTCGCCGCAGGGTTTAGCGGCGTCACATCAAGCCGACAATGGGACAGCTTGCACGAGGTTTTAGACCGCGATGTGGACAGCACCCGATTGAAAGCAGTGGACTTTCACATCAACGAACTAGCCCCCGAATACCGGACCAGCCTGCAGATACAGGCCCGCAACCTAGCGACCGGGCAAAATGTCTGGACAAGCGCCAGACTCCCAAAAGACCCGCAAGAACGCATCAGCTTACTGTGCAGGGCAAGGGAAATGCTTATTTCACGCCTTAATATGCAATAGGGCTTGACATTGCGTAAAAACAACATTAATATGCTTTTCGAGTGGACAAGTGCCACCAAAATTCCCTAAAGCCTGCCCGACAAACGGTAGGCTTTTTAGTTTCAGCGGCCAGTCCTACAACCCTCGGATATATTCCACAGGACTGAGCCGCTACCCCTCCTCCTTGGTCAGCCACGCTGGCCTTGCCACCTCGGTGGCTTTTTTACACCAACGGGCGCTAAATCTCTGCCGCCGGGAGAATCCACCATGAGACCAACAAAATACGAGGACTCGCATTGTCAAGTCGTTATTGATGCCGGAAAAGAAGGCAAATCAATCGCTTGGATGGCTTGTGAACTTGAAGTTAGTGTTGACTCACTTTATGAGTGGGAGAAGGTTTACCCTCAGTTTTCCGAAGCCTTGACACAGGCGAGACTGTTATCTCAGCGTTGGTGGGAAGACAAGGGGCAAGAAGGTATGGTAACGCCCGGTTTCAGTGCCCCTATCTGGTCACGCTCAATGGCTGCACGATTCCCGAAAGACTGGCGTGAGAATAAGGGAGTCGAGGTATCTGGTGCGCTGCAAGTTGAGACAACGACCAAAGAACAGCGCGACGCAGCCGTAGCAGCCGCTACCCGTGCCAACTCCTGAAGACTTCGCCTTTTCGCGGCTCATAGCTTATGCCGCGTATCAATGGCCTGGTTACACAGATGCGCCTCACCATCGCCTGATTGCCCGTAAGCTGGAAGCTGTAGAACGGGGCGAAATCAAGCGCCTGATGATATTCATGCCGCCTAGACATGGGAAGTCCATGCTGGCAAGTGAGTTCTTTCCCGCATGGTACATGGGGCGTAATCCCGATCAATATGTGGTGGCTGCGACTTACGGCCAAGACCTAGCCGACGACTTCGGACGCAAGGTAAAGGGACAGATTGAGGATGCAAGCTATCAGGCGATATTCCCCGGCGTCACATTGCTGGAGAACAGCCGCAGCGTCAGGCGATTCCACATAAACGGGATTGATGGCGGATATGAACACGCTACAAAGCAGAACGGCGCTTACTACGCGGTAGGCGTTGGCGGGCCATTAACAGGGCGCGGCGCACACTTACTCTTGATTGACGACCCGGTGAAAGACCGGGAAACGGCTGATAGCGAAGTATTCCGCAGGCGCATTAGAGATTGGTACACGTCAACCGCTTACACGCGACTGATGCCCGGTGGTCGAATCGTCGTGATTCAAACCCGTTGGCACGAGGATGATTTAAGCGGGTGGCTACTTAAAGAACACGGACACGAGGGCTGGGACGTTCTCAGCCTTCCCGCGCTATCAGACAGCGGCGCATTGTGGCCTGCTCAGTATCCCGTAGAGACACTGGAGCGCATACAAAAGGCAGTCGGCACTAGAGATTGGTCGGCACTGTATCAACAGCGCCCAACGCCTGAAAGCGGCGATTACTTCAAGCGTGAGTGGTTCCAGTATTACGACACCGCACCGCAGTACATGCAGATTTATGGCGCATCGGACTACGCGATCACAGCCAAAGGCGGCGATTACACGGTTCACGGCATCTTCGGGGTTGACCGTAATGATGATATTTACCTGATCGACCTATGGCGACAGCAAACCACGTCAGATGTATGGATTGATGCTTTTCTAGACCTTGTTAAGAAACACAAGCCGATTCAATGGGCTGAAGAACAGGGACAGATCATCAAGAGTCTGGATCCATTCATCAACAAACGAAGCCAAGAGCGCGGTATTTACGTTGCGCGTGAGCAGTTCACCAGCCTGACAGACAAAGCAAGCCGGGCGCAATCGATACGCGGACGTATGGCGATGGGAAAGGTTAAGTTTCCACGCAATGCGCCTTACCTGGCGGAACTTGAGCGAGAGTTACTTACCTTCCCGGTAGGCGTTAACGACGACCAATGCGACGTATTGAGCCTATTCGGGCGAATGCTTGACCAATTGAGCAGCAAAGCCCCGCCAAAAGCAAATAAACCATATGACCGTTGGGAGCGGGCATTCCAACAACACGACGAAACGGATGACGAATGGAAAACAGTGTAGATACCAAGCAGGAAGGGCTTAACCGGCTCGTCCAGTGGTTCGAAGCCGCTGAAGATTCCACAGCCGACAGCCGTGCTTCGTCCGAAAAGTGCCGTGATTACTACGATGGTAAGCAGTGGACAGCAGCCGAAGAAGCAGCACTCAAGAAGCGTAAACAGCCCATTATTGTCAGCAACCGGATTAAGCCGAAGATCAACACGCTGAAGGGGCTTGAGAGTAAAAGCCGGACAAATCCGAAGGCTTTGCCACGCAATCAGGGGTTTGACGAGGAAGCTGCAGAGGCTGCGCAGGACTCGATTCGGTATGTCCTTGACGACAATCAGGCCGATCAACTGCTGTCAGAATGTTTCGATGAACTGATTATCGAGGGCACTGAGGCGGTAGAGATCAACGTGCAACCGGCGGGCGAAGAGTTTGACATCACTATCCGACAGATTCGCTGGGACCGTCAGTTTAGCGACCCGCACAGCCGTGAAAAGTCATTCGTGGACGCTAAATACCTTGGTGAAGTCGTCTGGTTAGATCAGGAAGATGCGGTGGCGATGTACCCCGAGGCCAAAGACGTTATCAGCGTCACGATGGCGAAGTTTGGGGTAAAGGGGCAGACCTACGACGACAAACCGCAGTTACGCTGGGCTGACGGCAAGCGCAAGCGGGTTTGCCTGATCTCGATTTGCTACAAAGAACTAGGCACCTGGAAACACGCTATTTTTGTGCGTGGTGGCTATGTGCAGGAACCGCAGCCTGTCCCGTTCAAAGACGCGGACGGCAACAGCGAATCCATGTATGTCTACCAATCGGCCTATGTTGACCGGGACGGAAACCGCTACGGCGCTGTCAAGGATTGGCTGAGTCAGCAGGACGAGATCAACAAACGGCGCTCCAAGGCGCTGCACCTGTTATCCGTGCGTCAGGCTAAAGTCAGTAAGGGCGGCGTTGATTCGTTGACCAAGCTGCGCGAAGAACTTGCCAAGCCTGACGGCGTTATCGAAGAAAACATTCGTGATTCCGTGCAGTTGTTGAACAACAACGACATGGCACAGGCTCAGTTTCAACTGTTGGCAGAGGCCAAGGCTGAAATTGACGGCATGGGTGTGAACCCTGCACTTGGCGGGACTGACCAGCGGGTGCAATCCGGGCGGGCGCTGGAGGCTAAGGCCAATTCAGGCTCCAACGAAGTACAGCCAATTCTCGACTCGCACCAGCAATTCAAGAACCGCATTTATCGCGCGATCTGGAATCGTATCCGGCAGTATTGGACAGAACAAAAGTGGGTTCGGGTTACTGACAACGAGCGAAATATCAAGTTTGTTGGCTTGAATCAGCCCGTCACGATGTTCGACAAGGTGATGGAACGTGCCAAAGGGCAGAACATCGACCCTCAGATGCTGGCACAACTCAAGTCCGACCCGCAAATGCAGCAGATCGTGGGGACAAAGAACGCGCCCGCTGAGATGGATGTAGACATTATCTTGGACGAAGTGCCAGACTTTGCGGCGCTCCAGTCTGAGCAGTTCGCGCAACTGTCAGACCTTGCCGGTAAAGGAATGCCAATCCCTCCAGAGGCGATCATTCAAGCATCCTCGTTGAGAGACAAGGAAAAGATTCTCAAGATGATGCGAGGCGAAGTCGAGGACGGGCAACCAAACCCCGAGACTGTACAGGCGCAGCAACAGATTCAGCAGCTTTCACAGGCGCTCGAAGGCGTGACGCAAGAAAACGAGCAAATGAAGGTCGATCAGGCCCTTAAAGCTCAAGAAGTCAACATCAAGGGCATGGAAGCGGAAACCAAGGCTTTCGAGGCTCGAACAGACCGGATGCGCATGGAGCGCGAAAGCACTGCGAAACTGGTGCAAAGCGTGCAAGGCGTGACGGGTGAACCAGGCGAAATGCCAGAGCCCGCTGAAACACCAGAACAACCAGAATCACAAGAACTTGCCCCGCTGGTTCAAATGCTCGCACAGGCGATGCAAGAACAGTCAGACCGTCAGACGCAAATGCACGAGCAACTCATCATGGCTGTGCAGGAAAGCGGACGCAACACCCAGCAAAGCATAGAACAAATGGCGCAACTGATATTGGCAGAGCGTCAGCAGCCGAAAACCGTGCGCCTGAGCAGCGGCAAGGTTATCGAAATCAACCCGAGCGGCAACGCCGTTCAAGTATCACCCGTTCAATAAGGAAACATCATGGCAACAGGAACAATGAAATGGTTTGCGCAGGGTCTTCTAGACCTCGGCAACAAAATCCACAATCTGTCCAGCGACACGCTGCATCTGGGAATCGTCACTACGGCAACGGTGCCGTCACTCAGTACCGCAGCCCCGCATTGGGGCGGGACGGGTACTACCAACTTTGCGACCAATCAGGTCGGCACTGGTGGAACACAGTACACCGGGCCAAAGACTCTTGCCTCTGTCACATGGACGCTGGTGTCAAACGTGCCCACGCTTCGAGCGACTGACATTGCAATGACTATCGACGCATCGGGCTTCACTACGGGCGCCTACGGAATCATCTACAACAACACGGACGCCAACAAACGGGCGCTCGGGTTCGTTGAGCTGTCATCCGCTGGCACGTTGTCACTGGTGGCTGGTGCTGTCACGATTGATTGGGGCGGCGCAGGAACTGATTTGCTGACTATCACGCAGAGCTAATGCGCTGGCTGCTGTTCCTGCTGTGCTTTCCCGCCTTCGCAGCGCCTCCGGTAGTGCCTGGCGTTGTCGGGGAAGTGTCGATGCAATTCCCGCCTCGGGTTGTCCGAGGTGATGCAGGATGGCACATCTGGTGGTTCTATCGGGACTCTGACCTCAAGCTGTACAGCAATGGATTTAGTTGCCCGCATGGTGTCTGTGATCGTGGCCTGTTGATCTCTGTCTATCAGGACATCATGACCGCGCCCGACAGAATCGCAGCAATGAACGCAGCATGGGCAACGCACATTACCTACGAATGCAAAGACGTTCTTGGAGAACAAACCCCACGTGGTTCCGCTTGCCGGGAACGATTTGCGACATTCGAGACAAACAAGGCGGTTTGGTTGGCCGGGTACGTTGCGCCAGCGGTTGAGGTGTGGACTGTCAAGATCAACGGCACGAACGCTACCCGCCCCGTGCAGAAGATCAGCGAGTCCAACGGCCTGACCGCAACGACTGAGCGCGTCAACGTCGGAGCCCCGTGTTATCCGCTGGTGCGAAAGTTCACCAACGCAGCGGCAAATACTTACGCTGCAATCGACCCGCTACGCCCTGACCGTGTGGCCGTCTGCGCGAAGGTGCAGTAATGACAGCAGCATGGTCAGCAGGGGCACGAGGATTTTCAGCGGCGAATGTGTCATCGCTGGCTACGGCCTCGTTCACAATTAGCGGGACTGATCGCTATCTTGAGGTACTGGTTTATTCAGGTGCTGGCTCTCCCGTCAATGTGTCGTCTGTTGTTTGGGATGCTGCCGGAGCTAATGAGGCTCTCACGCAAGTTGAGTCTTACATAACGTCAAATACGTATTTCAGGTCCAGTAAGTGGGCGTTGGTTAACCCTACGGCAGGAACAAGTAAGACGGTAACAGTCACATGGACTGGTGCTCAAGACGAAACGATGGTGATTGCCGATTCATATACCGGAATCGACCAGACCACGCCCACCCGCACGCGCCCGACGCCATCACAAACCAGCACCAGCACACCCTCACTGAGTGTTACCAGTGTAGCGGGCGATCTGGTTGTTGGGGCGGTGGCTTTTAATGACCAAGCGACTGGCAGCGTCACCACGATTTCATCCAGCGCGGTGACGATTCGAGAGAAGATCGAAAACACCGATATAGGTAACTACGAGTCCTGTGCGCAGGGCGATGTCACGGCCACCGGCACCAGTACCTCGGTCGGCTTTACCTGCAACTCAGGTGGAAATTACTATCCGGTCTTGTTTGGTGTGGCGCTGATACCAAGCGCGGGAGGTGGGGCACCGACTACGACCAACGTAAGCGGCTCTGCTACAGCAGCGGTAGGCATTGCACAGACTTACACCTACACGCTGGACGCCTCTCCAGCCGGTACGGTGACGGTAACGCCTACTGCTCCAGTAGCGGGCTCATGGTCCCCAACAACGGTAGGGCTGACTTCGGGAAACTGGAATACGGGGTTAACCTCTGATTTCACCGCTTCAGCAGCGGGCTCGGGAAATATCAGCAGCACGAATGATGGCGGGTTGGCAAACGACACCCTGGCGGTGACGGTAGCCTCAGTCTCCCGCCCTTCAGCAGTGACTCCAAACACTTGGACAGACGAAGCGGGCGGTACTCTCGTGGTAGCTGACATCAACGACGCATCCGACAGCACGGGCGCAAAAGACCCGGCGGGCGCAAGTTATCCGGTGCTGGCATTCACGATGGACACGCCTATGGCTGCATCGGTATCGCAGACCTGCTATTTCCGGGGAAATGACGTTACGGCGGGAAAGCAAATCAGACAGGTGCTATTTGC